AGATTGTATCTGAGAATATAGGCGATTCAAAAGATGAATGGGCAATTTATGTTGTAGCTGACATTCTGGTAGATACATTACTGGGCGTAATAAATGAAGAGCTTTATAAGAGATGTCCTAAAGCTTCGACAATCTGTTATGAGCTTTGGTAATATGAAAGGTGTGAGGAGAGAGACGATGATTGAATATTATTGCGACAGATGCGGAAGATTTATACCACAGCCTAAGCATAAAGAGGTTAACATATGTATCAGAGGTATATTAACTGTTGACTTATGTGATAGGTGTGTTGAAGATTATGACAAAATGACTTTAAATTTTGTAAAGGGCTGTAAAGAGAATAAAAATTGCCTTGGTTGCAAACATTGGGACAAGCCTCTTACTGAAGAACCGTGTAAAGGGTGCGTGGAGTGCGAGACCGAGGCACATATTAATTTTGAAAGGCGTGATTAATAGGAGAAAAAATGAGTAACGAACACATTGTAACATATTATAGAGATAGAAACGGAGATGTCACCAGTATAAAGGTTGGCGAAGAAATAACCAGATGCAAAGATTGTAACCAGAGTGAAGAGATGGAGACACCATTTGTGCGTAACTGCTGTGTCTGGAATAAGCTAGTGCCATTAGCAGGTTACTGCTTCTTAGGTAATAAAGAGGTGAAACATGAAAAACAGTGAGTACACACCCAAAGGATTAGAAGGTGCTAGGAGACGCAGAAAGAATTACTATGCCAGAACAAAACCTGCAAAGAACAGCATGAAAAGATGGTCACAGTATGAAATCTTAATGGTGCTGTCAAGAGCGAAGCCTGATACAGAGATGGCAAGGGACTTAGGCAGAAGCACACAGGCAATACAGAATATGAGATGTAAGCTACATAAGCAGAACACTATACTGTTTGACCTGTTTGATGACAACACGGTTAATGCTATAAAGAAAATTATGGAATAATAATCAGACCCTAACTTATGCACTTGAGCATAGGCTAGGGTCTTTTTTTAATTATATCTTTAACTATAGGGTGACCAAAGCAGGTCGCATACCTGATAATATATGTGGAGGTACATTCAAACCTTGCGTCCCACATATATGCAGTAGCCAAAGCTATAGCAGATACTAATAGGATATTGCAGAGAACACAGCTTCCTTACACATCAAGTCTTTAAATCTGAAAGCACCATTATTAAAATAATACTTCATCATATCTATAAGGAACTGGTTTTCCTTTAACATAATATAGTTAACATCGTGGTCTTCTGTTGTTACAGAGAACCTGACAGGGTATGATTCATCTGCCCTGTTGTCACAGTATATGATTCCCTCTGTCTTATAGGAACGCACACCATAAGACTTACCATTATATCTAAGGGTACAGATATATCTGCCTGCTGATTTAGGTGTCTCTATGAAAGCAAGGTTGTCATTCAGATACACACCCTGTTCGTTATAGATATTATAGTTACTCTCACCAAATGCTTTATTAAATGCAGACTCTTTCTGTGCCTGAGATGCCGATTCATTAAAGCCCTGTTCAAGAACAAATCCATCACCCTTAAGGAAATGAACTGATTTAGTTAGCCTGTATGATATTCCCATAGCTGTGTAATAAGGATTGATTAGTGACACAGGGTTTGATACCATATACACAGGAACATATCTGGATTGTTCGCCTTGCCCTCTGGCTATTGATGTATGAACAGATTGAAGTTTAGCAACCTCATTAGGACAGTAATGGTTTGTCTCTGATTGAAATTCATCGAACAGCATCCTCTGAACATCTGAGAAGAAATGAGAATACTTCTTGATCTGGTCTGCATTATTCAGAGCTATGACATAACCACAGTGAACATCATTAAGATACAGTTCATGAAAGATACCCTTAGCAAATTTCTTAGAGGTCATCGTATCTTCTGGGAAGAACAGACCGTTTATATCCTTAAAGAACTTATCAGCACACTCATCCAGTTCGTAATTAAATCTGTACAGGATAGCGAACTTTTCTCCCTGTTTCTTGAATCTGTTCACCAGTAGCCTTGAGAAGTATGTGGTCTTACCTGCCGAACGGTTTGAAGTACAGATGTATATCTCAGGTTTATTTCCATTTATATCCGATAAAGAAAGGAGCTTTGTCCCGTCATAGTATTTGTTTTCCATACAAGATATTGTACACTATACATTGACAAAAGTCAAGATATATGCTACTATTATTATGTCAGGTATGTCCCTCTATTGTATCTTGGTTGCTTTGTTTTCATGTGGTTTCCTCCGTGAGCGTGAAAAGTAAGTGGCAGGTCTTCCAGAATGAACGGGAGCTAATTTCTGGAGTGGGTTGGAAGGTGGGTATTTTAAAATTATGATTACTTTTGATACTGCTATTAAGAAAGCTTGGGATGTTTATATGAACAGGGATAAGTATGCTTATCTCATGGGTGCGAAGGGCTTTATCATTGATAACAGGAAACAGTTCAATGAAGTGGTCTCATGGTCACCAGAACATTTCTCTCGTTACAGTAAAGAACAGTTGGATGAAATCTATAACTACTGCTTAGGCAAGATGTGCTTTGATTGTTCCGGTTTTGTCTACTATCTTACTGGTGATTACAACTACTCAGCAATTCAGTGGTCGCACTGTAAGCAGAATAAATCTCTGGCTGACGGAGTTGCAGGTTCTATCCTGTATAAGAAAGGTCATATCGGTATTGATTTAGGTTATGGTCTTTTCATGCACTTCCCTATTGAGATGCACACAGCAGAGATTGGATGGATAAGAAATTATAGTTGGACTCACTCTGGTCTTCACAAAGACATCAATTATGAGGGGAGTACAAACAAATGACAAAGTTAATAACATGGTGCAAGATTCTCTTTGCTGAGGTCGGCACTATTTTATTATATTATATAGGTGGTATGGACAAGTTGATTTATACCCTGATTGCCTTTGTGTCCGTGGATTATATAACAGGGGTTATATCTGCGGTAATGCACAAAGAACTGGATAGCAGAGTGGGGTATAAAGGTATCTTCCATAAGATAATTATCTTTGCCCTTGTAGGTATTGCAAACCTTTTGGACAAGAATATTCTTAATTCGCAGGAGCTACTTAGAACAGCTGTGATTCTATACTATATCGCAAACGAGGGTGTCAGTATCATGGAAAATGCAGGAGAGATTGGAATACCGATTCCCCAGAAGTTGCTTGATGTGCTGGCACAGCTGAAAGGAGAACAGGAAGATGGCAGTACGAACGAGAGATGAACTGACAGAAATGCTACAGCAGAGGTTTGGTGAATCAGAGAACGATGAAGACATTTCATTCGTTGAAGATATTACTGATACCTACAACAGCTTAGCAGGTAATGACCAATCAGCCAGAATTACAGAACTGGAAAATGAATTGGCAGAACAGAAAAAGAAATATCGTGACAGGTTCTTTGCACCCGCTGATGATACAGGTAATAATAAACCTGATGAACAGGAAGAGAAAAAGAAACCTGTAAGGTTTGAAGACTTATTTAAAGAGGTATAAACAATGGCACACAGAATTGCTAATAATGCTTTAAACGCTTCTACTGTTGACATTCTTAATGTTATCAGACAGAACGCTTCATATTCTTATCAGCAGAGTGTTCCTGAAGTTACTTCCTATACAGATATTCCTACTGTTGGTGAAGTAATCTATGGCACACCCGCTCTTGCTAATGAATTTATTAATGCACTGGTAAACAGAATCGGTCTGGTACGTGCAGAGTCTGCTGTATTCAATAACCCGTATGCTGTTCTCAAGAAAGGTAAGCTTGAGTTCGGTGAATCTATCGAAGAGATTTTCGTTAATATTGCTAAGGTTATTGACTACAAAGCTGAGAAGGGCGCTGAGCGTGAGTTCAAACGTACACTTCCTGATGTTCGCTCTGCTTTCCATGTAATCAACTGGAAGGTTCTCTACCCTGTTACCATTCAGGACGAAGACCTTAAACTTGCTTTCCTGACGATTGATGGTGTTACCGACCTTATTGCTAAAATCGTTGAGTCTATCTACACAGGTGCTGAGTATGATGAGTTCCTGCTGTTTAAGTATCTTATTATCAAAGGTGTTAATGACCATGATATTAAGATTGAAGAGCTTGAGAACCCTGCTATGACAGATTATGCTAAAGCTTTCAGAGGGCTGTCTAACCTGTTACCGTTCTTAAGCGGTGACTATAATGCTCAGGGTGTTAAGAACACTACGCCAAAAGACAGACAGGTTATCTTCATGGATGCCAGATTTAATGCTGAGTTCGATGTTGATGTGCTGGCAGGTGCTTTCAACATGGATAAGGCAGACTTCATGGGCAGATTGTTCCTGATTGATAACTTCACATCTTTCGATAATGACAGATGGGAAACTATCAGAGAGAACTCTACTGGTCTGGAAGAGGTTACTGATGCTGAGCTTGCTTACATGGCAAACATCAAAGCTATCATCATGGATGAAGAGTGGTTCCAGATTTATGATGACCTTGTTAAGATGACTCAGACACCTGTAAACTCTGGTCTGTATTGGAACTATTTCTATCATACTTGGAAGGTAGTTTCTTGGTCACCGTTCGCAAATGCTGTTGCATTTATGGCAACAACGGCAACCGAAGAAACACCCGACGCTGGCGGTGGTGAAGGTGGTAACTAACCGCCTTAAAGAAAGAGAGGTTATAAATTATGGCTATTATATGGAGATGTACAGGTAAATCACAGCACGGTTACGAGTATAAAAGAGCGAATGGCGAAACAGCTTTCGCTACTGTAACAGCAATTGATTATGATGCACTCATTAACCCAATGGCTGGTGCTGGTACTGTAAATGAACTGTTTGATGCAAAACCCGTATTAACCGAAGCAGGCGTCACCGCTTTTATTGGTTTACAGGTTTACCCGCAGGGTTTCACGGTGTATGTAGATGAGCGTATATCTGATACTATGGCAAACGGTGTTGTATCGTTTGGTGGTGAGTTAAAATCTGCAAGTGTACTGCTCGATAAGAACGTGGGCGAATCATTTACAATAGGTGGTGGTCTTTAATTTATTTTATCACAAGGGTACATGAATTATTTTGTGTACCCTTATTTTCCTTATTAAATAATAAAGAGGTATGAAGAATGTTATTATTTAAAAAGAAAGATTTGCTCGTTATTATTTCAAAGTCTGGTACAACTGTTCAGTTCACAAAACCACTGAAAGACATTTTGAAATATCAGCATAGATATAATTATAAATTCAAACTGTATGAGAACGGCAAAGTAACAATCGCCGATGATTATATTATTGACGGTGAAACGCTAACCGTTCTGTTTAGTTCTGCAACTGTTACCTATACTTCCGAAGGTGCAACATATGCTGAAGGTGGCGATGGCGGAAGCGGTGCTGATTTCTTTGTAATAACGGAGGGATACGATGAAGCCCACCAAGCTGATATTATTACACAGCCCGCTACCGAAATACTGCCAGCTGTATTTAGGGATAATAAAACGCTATTATATCGGAAAACGCAAGTTATGGATTCTTATTATTCTGCGTCATGTGCAATTAGTTTATCTTATAATGATAGAACTCAAATGCACTATTTATCAATTACAACTATAGTTGGACAGCAACCCGATGTTAAAAATTTCGTAAAAACAGCAGATTCAGACTACTTTGTTGCACAGTCAACCTAAGACGTTAATAAGCTGAAAGAAAAGGGTTAAAACATATGTCCTACATTGCACCAAACAGCACAATCAGGTTATACGCTAATGTGCCGTTAGATAATAGTTATACAAATACATTTTGGTTTACATCAAAAGCAGAGCAGGATGCTTACTTCCATGGCTCTGCTGATGTAATCACTACATTATCAAATCAATATTACCAGAGAGCTACTAGGAATAGTCTTAAGGTTCAAGTACCCATAGGTAGCTGTTACAATTGTAAATACTTAGCATTTAGAAATGACAGCTTTGAGAATAAATGGTTCTATGCTTTTGTTACTGATGTGGAATATGTTAACAATGAAGTAACAGAAATCTTCTATGAGCTTGATGTTATACAGACTTATAGGTTTGATGTTTTCTTTAATGCCTGTTATGTGGAGAGAGAACATTGTGCTAAGGGTGAGGATGTTATAGGTAACTTCATTCTGCCTGAACCTGTGAGTGTGGGTGAATATCTATATAGTGATTATAAAGATATTAGTGGTATAGGTGATTGCTATATTATAGTAGCAATAGCTGATGTAGATTATGATGCGTCTGGTATAATCGGAGGTTATAGCGGTACTATAAGCGGTAAAGTAATAAACGGGGTGTATAATGGATGTACATTATATGCTTTTACAACAACAACAGACACTTCAACAGGCATTGGTGCATTAGAAAACTTATTAAGAAGTTACATTATGAAACCAAAAGCCATTGTAGATATGTTTATGTGTCCTAAATTTTGTGTTGGTGTAAGCAATAATGTAGTTCAATCTGGTATAACCGTAAAAGATATTTTTGACAGCAGAGTAGGTGGAACATTTGGAAACTATACTCCAAATAATAACAAATTATATACATACCCTTACAATGCGTATCAGGTAACAACTCCAGATGGCAACACAAAATTATATAGGTATGAATTTTTTAAAGATAACACACCTAGATTTAGAATAAGAGGTTCTATTAGTCAGCCTGTTACTGTAAATTTAAGACCCAGACAATATAAAAATTTATCCGACCAGGCTACAGCACAAGAATATGGAATTAGAGAATTGGGTTTATCTATAACAGAATACCCGAAATGTTCTTGGGCATATGATGCTTATAGTATGTATGCTTCAAGAAACTATCAAAACCTTTTAATTCAAACTGGTCAAGCAACACTTGGTCTTGGTGCTAATAATTTTGGCTGGGAATCAATGAGAAACTCTAAAGGTCAATTTACCAGTAATTCATTTAATCCATATACAGGTGGCGTTACTGGTATGAATAAATCACAGGCTGTTAAGGCTGGTACTGTTAAAGAATTAAGAAATGACAGCAAAGATATTGCGTCAACTTTATCTGGTTTTTACTGGGCTAAAAGAGACGCTGATATTGTATCAGGTTCATTATTAAATGGCACACCTGATTTTGTCGAAGGCTATAATTTCTATGGTAGCAGAGTATTTATACCAGAAGAAAACGCTAGAGCTATAGATAATTTCTTTTCTTTATATGGTTATCAAACAAACAAAGTAAAAGTACCTAATTTTAATACTAGAGATATTTTCAACTATGTTAAAATAATAGGTGAATGTTGCGAACCAGCCACAAATTCAATGGTTAATTCAGCTGACATTGATGCTATGAACGCTATTCTAAATAACGGAATAACATTCTGGCATACAACAGACCACTATACGGTTGGTAATTATACGGCTGAAACACTAAGAAATAACAGAGCTTAAGGAGATTTATTATGCCTAGAGCTAGAAGAGAAACACAGTTCTGGGAATCAGCATTAATGAACAATGCTACATACATTCAGTATTACAACAGGCTGATGGAATTATCCATAGCTATGTTTGACTGGAAGAATGTACCAGATGGTATTGATGTTCGGTTCTTGGAATTGGTATTATTTAGTGATGGCAAAGCTATTTTCTTTAGGGATGAAGAGGTTGAAAAATACTTAGGTTTACAGTTTACCTATAATGGTCAACTGGATATGTACCACATTCCTACAGGAAGAAGGGCTTTTGCTATTAATGGTTATAACAGACAGTTGTCAACAGATGACAGCGTAATAATCTGGAATAATCTTCTGCATACACCTTCAAAGCTTGATGTCGAAATGATGAGCAAGCGATTATATAACTTTGACAGAATCATTGATGTAAACGTAAATGCACAGAAAACCCCTGTTCTGCTACAGTGTGATGACACACAGCGTTTAACCATGAAGAATCTGTATAAAGAGTTCGATGGTAATCAGCCGTTCATCTTTGGAACAAAGGCTTTGGATGTGAATGGTCTTAAGGTTCTGAAAACTGATGCACCGTATGTTGCTGATGATATTTATGAACTAAAGACTAAATACTGGAATGAAGCCCTTACCTATCTGGGTATCTCTAATGTTAATAACATAAAAAAGGAAAGGTTAATCTCTGATGAGGTTACCAGAAATATGGGTGGTGTTATTGCATCGAGATACTCTAGACTGGAAGCCAGACGAACAGCCTGTGAACAGATTAATAAAATGTTTGGTCTGGACATGTGGGTTGACTTCCGTGAAGATTACAGAGAAGCAGATGATGTAATGATGCTGTTATCTGAAACAGAGAAGAACGATAATCTGGAAGATGACGTCATAGTAAAGCCTATGGTAGAAGATGTATTATCAGACTTAAAGGAAGGTAAAGATGTCTAAGTATACTACAGAAGTTCGTTATATCTGTGAAACATACTGTGGGCTGAACGAGTCAGAAGGTTACAATAGTGTTGAAAATATTCTAACAGTATCAGCCCCTAAGGTGTTCGATTTTGATTTCCCTATCTTTGATGAGAACTATAGACTTACTCTGGAAAGAAAGATATTGAAACATTTCTATACCAGAGAGATAGGCGAAGAAACTGTAGGTCTGTGGAAACTGAGACTTAATACCAGACTTAACGAAATCATGCCTTACTATAACAAACTGTATGAATCAGAGTTACTTGAATTTAATCCCCTGTATGACGCTGATTATTACAGAGATGGAAATAGAAATGGCAACCGTAATGACACAGAGAATGTCGGAAGTAGCGGTACAGCTAACAGGCAGAATGTTCCTAAGAACAGCAGGTGGACATTATTCTCTGATACACCACAGGGTGGCATTACTGGTATAGCTAATGCAGAAGACCCATCAGTATTAAGTAATGCATATCTCACTAATGCTACTCATGAAATCAGTGATGGCACAGGGTCTACAGATAATACGCAGACATCTCAGAACACGAACAGAAACGCAGATATTGTAACAACAGAAGATTATCTGGAACATGTATATGGTAAGTTCCCCGGCAGAAGCTATAGTAAAATACTTATGGAATACAGGGAAACATTCATTAATATTGATATGCAGATAATCAAAGAATTAGAAGATTTATTTATGGGGTTATGGTGATATGAGAAGATTAAGATACTGGGTGCAGAAAGTATTGCCCCTCGTGTATGATGATTCGTTATCTTACTATGAACTGCTGAATAAGGTAGTGTGGAAGATTAATGAAATGATTACAGCCATTGAGAAAATGCAGTTACAGGTAGAAGATATTTACGATATTAATATTACCAGTGCTGTTAGTGAAATTCTCACTGGTTGGCTAGAAGATGGTACACTTGAAAGGTTAATTGATGAAACTCTGAATCACCCTGAGAAAGTAATGATTTACTCTTTCCCTTGTGCTGATGCAACTAATACCAATGAAGTATTTGGTGATTGCGTTGTTGTTGGTGGTGATGTAAAAGGTATCGTTGACTTAGGGTGGGATGCTAGTGTATACGCTTTAAGGAATAAGCTTACAGAACTTGGCATTACTAAGTTAGACTTTGTTATCATTTCACATTATCATAATGACCATTGTACCAATGACTTTGGCGGAGCATTAGCTAACTTAATAGGAAGTGGAATTGATTTTTCTGATTGCACTTTCTATCTTCCACATAAGGGAATCAACTGGGGTAACTTTATCGGTAACGATGAAGTATGGTCGGCTAGAGAAACAGCTGTTAAGTCTGCCCTGACTACGAACGGTATCAGATGGGTAGAACCTAGCAATCTGGAAGAGGTAAAGTTGACTTCTGGTATTAAACTTCGTTTCTCTAACATTGGTGATTACACCGACTACTATTCTTATATGCTGTCTCAGAATCAGGTGAGCTTAGGTCATACAATGTACAATGCCTTCTCAATGGTAGCTGAGCTTATTGTCTATGACAGAGTTATTCTTTTCGCAGGTGATATTACTGCCCCTGCACAGAGAAAGCTTGCGGGTCTTTATAAGAACGTAGAAGTGTATAAGATTGAACATCATGGTCTTGAACAGTATTGTCCACCTGAGTGGTGCAACAGTTTTAATGCTACAGTAACACTGTTATGCAATTATAGTAGATTGTATTTAACAAATGGTTGGAGACTGCTTAGACCATCATTGATTTCTAAAGCTAATCAGGGTAGCTTAATAGCACAGAGTAAAAACAATCCTGTTATTGAAGTTGCCTATGAAGGTACACGAGTAATCAGTGGTTTAGGTTATGACTATACTATTTTAGGTATGACACCTAGACAGATGTTGCAGGAAGGAACTGACCTTAATGATGTTCGTGACCCGGGTGAATACTGTTCTTACAATCAGGCTATGACTCTTACGATGTCTAACATCCCCTGTGATTGGGCAGGCTTTACGTTAGAGGTAACAACGGTCGGAGGTTCTGATGGTGGTGGACGTATCCAGAGGTTTTATCCGAACTCAACTAATGTTAATGGTTTCTGGATAAGATACATCACGACTAATAATGTTGGTAGTTGGAGATTTGTTGATACTACTGATTACATTATTGACACTAACCCTTAATAACTTGCTAGCTAAGCAGAGAGTCACTTGTAGCTTTACAGGTGGCTCTTTTTCTTGCTGGGTAGGTGGAAAGAATAAGTACCG